GATTGAAGTTCTTGGAGATAACATCGAATAATACAGGTGCTCTCGTTCCATCCGGTAGTGTGCGTGTATTAGTGTTACCTAAGGTGTATACTACTCCGTTTCTGTCACCTGCGAGATCTATCAATGCATCTTTAGATTCCCAGAAACTTCCCCATGAGTAATCAGCATCTCCCCATAAATCGAAGTTGTTCCCCCAGACATCTATAGAAGTTACTGAACCGAAACCAAGACAGTTGAAAGGAAATGTATATACTGCGTAGGTGTTGTCTATATAGTTGAAGGCAAGAATATTATCCGATCTCTGCGCAACAGAAGCTGTAGTTGAATCAAACTGCTTGAAACACAACCAACCTTCTTTGAAGTCATCGAACCTTTCTCCGTAACACTGTCCTATGCTTGTTTGGTCTATTGAGATAACCGGACCTTCTAGTAAAGCTCTGTTGTCAAGTGTGAAGTCAGGAATAATCTCATCGGCTCTCTGAACATTAACTCCATCTGAAGCTACAATTGCCGGCTTGCCAACCGATGTCCCGTAGGAATCATAGTTTATAGCAGAGTACCGAGCATCACAGCGCCAGATGTTGTTAGTAGAATCCCATCGGAAAGGACTGAACGGATCATTGGTAATACGAAAGACTCGCTCGCTGTTTGAAAACCTTATAATCATGTCGGTATTGATAAAGAAAAACAGTCGAATTGATTCAGAAGTTGGAGCAGGTAAAAAACCACCAAGATTGTCATTAGTAAAGTCGAGAGGATTGAATTGCACTGACCAATAGATAAAGTTCGGCTGCGGTATACCTAAAACAGTGACATTAAGAAGAAGTAATCGGTTGTCATTAATAGCTACATGAAGTGCTTTTGATATGTCATAGTTGAAGTCATTGATTCTAGAAACACCGCCGGCAGTGAATAGCGAGAGGTTAGTATTTAAGTATTTGAGGCACATACCATCATAGTAGCGAATAGGATCCACGTTGTTAGTTATGAAAGCTTTGAACTGATAGTTAGCCACACTGAAGAAGTTGGTATAGTCGCCAGTGAAAACATCTCCGTAGACGCAAGAACTTATATTCAGAGTATCGGTAGCAGCAGGAGCAGCATTGAAGGTTATTGTCCATGCGCCTGTACCGTAATTAATAAATCCTGTAGCAGTAGGAGTCCCCACGCCAGTCAAAAGTCCTATTCCATTGTCTGTGATTGTTGTTTTTACAGCCGGAACATTGCTATACAAAACCATATTAACAGAGCCAGGTACAACAGCAGTTCCGAAAGTACCAGTGAATGTAACAGCGCCACCATTGAAAGCAGGAGTTACCGCGTAAGCTTGTGTGTGTATCTCGTGAGGTATTTCTTCTATACCATTATCAGCAAGGGCAGCCAGAGCAATAATTCCTGTCAGGGTAACAACTCGTCCAACTCTTCGTGTGTTAAATACCAGAATGTCTTGCCCACCATTAGCGAAGTAGTAGGGTTTAATTCCCATGATGTCAAGAGCTGGACTTAGGTAGTCATAGGTGAGGATAACTGCATTAAACCCACCAGGAACGATCGCAGGAGCTACATTAAAATCAAGTACGACAGCTTTTGTAACGATATCAATTGTTCCCACACCAGCGCCAACACTTTTCAGATTCAATGTAGTAGGTGGAGTATCTGAGAAGTAAGTAAATGTTTCGACTGTAGTTGCACCGGCATCAGTAGCTGCTTGGGCTGTAATATTGTCAGTAGAAGGAACATGGTTTAGTGTGCCAGTGAAATGCTTAATAACCCCATTCGGTGCAGGAGTCAGGACAATTGTTTCTGTGTAACTCATTCTTGCATATAGATCATACCCTGGAATCTTCTCAAGAACACCGCGATACAAGTGTGCATTCTTTAGAATCTGGTAAGCATCTCTCGGAAGTAGCCAAGGTTCAACCGCTTCATCGAAACCAGAACGAAAGTTGGATATAGAGAAACCTTGATATTCTTTTACCATTATATCGGCCAGTAGATGATTTTAAAACTTGTAGTAAGATTCGGTGCATGTGAAGCAGTTAAGTTAGTAGTAGTGCACTGAACAGCGAAACCAGTCGAACCAACAGGATTTGTGACGGTTCCTACACTTGCGTTTGTCATAAAATGAAACACAGGACCGACTTGCTGCGTGATTATTGTGTTTTCGAAGAACATGACATAACCGATACAATCAGCAGGAAGTGTGGCTATAGTCTGAGGTGAAGCTGTAAACGCAAGAGAACCGGTAACCGTGATTCCAGAGATAGGTCGCTTTGCTCCATTGTATGAGTAGATGTTCCCACCAATAGCATAGATAACTGCATTGATACCTGTCGGCAACGCAACAATATTCGCAAGCTGATTCGGCATATCTAATCTTTGGTGCGAACCTGCTGCTTCAGTGCTGATCCCATTACCGTTCCATGTGTGGTTAACCTTCAATGCCGTATCGACATAAGTAAAGTTGTCTTGAATCAATTTCTGAGTAAACGCAATGGTCTGTGTTGCTTGCGGAACATTAGGTGTGTATGTCATGATTCTCCTAGAATTGCGGTACTGATCTTTGGTAAATATATTCTTCGTATGTGTCTTGCATGCTCACGTCTTTGTATCGGTTGAACTGTACAAGCGCCTGGTCGTACTGATCCATCTGGTTGAAGTCTGCGAAAATCTCTAACGAAGCTCCATAGGCAATCAAAGGTCCAAGGTCAGGTCTGAAAGGAACATCGGTCAAGTTAATCAGTTCTGGAGGTATCTGTATTCCCTGCATCTTGATTTGATACACTTGGTCAGGAACTAAGCGCAGAACGAACATGTTAACAAGGTCACGCGCAGCGACAGTGGCATCGGCAAGGATGTTCGTCTTATAAAACAAAATACCTTGCGGACGAGCTGCGAAGAAGGTTTGATATGTTGCTGTGATGTTGGTATTTAGAGCCGGAGCAATAGGGAAGCTTAGAGCAGTAACGGCGCCTGTTTGATAATTAATAGTACCGCCGCCGCCAGTAAAAGGAGCAATAGCATTAACAAAGACTCCGGTGGTTGAGCTAATTGGGCTGTCCTGCATAACTTGTGTGCCATCTGTGACATAAACACTCCTTTGTAGAACTGGAAAGTTGGTAATCTGAAAGGTGAAACCGTTAAGTGGTGGATTCCCATTACCTACGACAATCTTGTTTTCTTGCTGCGGATAGTCTGAAAAAAAGTTATCTGGACTGAGATACCACTCGAGAGGAAACCCATCAACCCAAGCCGTAGGATTTAATGTTTGGAAATTAGCAGGCGCAATGTATTGATCAACATTAGCCTGCGTAAAGAAGTTATGGTATGTATAACCCCAGAAGATCTTAAGTTCCTTGGGCAGTACAAATTGGTAATACTTATTGATATAGTCGATTACAGTCGCATTGCTCATCATCGAAGCATCTGGGCGACCTGTGGTTTGTCTTACCTTTTGAATAATATCATTAAGTGTCCAAGCAGCCATTATGCAACCCTCTCACATACGAAGTGTGTTTTGTAGCCGGCAATGTAAATTTCAGGGAGACCAGTGTGTGTGTTCTTTCGGTACTTCTCGATGTTCTCTCTGCAACTTTCTAGATTCTTAATTACCTCTCTAGGAAGCGGATACTCTTGACCATCAACAAGGGTGTACTGTTTGAATGGATGGGTCTTGCTAGAATAGTGAAACTCAAGTGCATGACCTGGGTCTCTTTGGTTTCTAAATACAACCTTTTCGTGCTGTGGAACTTCATTAAAAACCACTACTTTGTTATCTTGCAGCGCTTCTCTAATCTCTTCGATAGACTCGCTTGCTGGACCAGTGAGATGCTCTTCTTGCAATGTCTCTACCGGTATTTTCTTTTCTTTTTTTGCAAATGCCATATGTTTCCTAAACTGTTATTGGTTGTGTGTTATACATAAGTCCTGGTGGTTGCCCTGCTAAAGAGGGATACGAAATGATGTTTATTTGACCGCCGGATGTGTATGAATTAAAGGAACTTGTATTGACCGGATCACCTTGGATTGTGTAGAGCGCGAATGTCAGTGCATTGGTATCTAAACTGCCTATGATGTATCTCTCTCGATTCACCTCGTACATGCCTCTAACTCCTGAGAAAGTAATAGTCATCCCATTCGAAAGGAAAAAGGCATTAGGTTCGGCTACAGAAAAAACAGTAACAACGCCAGGAACATCGCGAGTGATACCTGCTACTTCGTAGACTGTCTCTGGTGGAAACCCAATAGGTGAGGTCATAAAATTCCTATGTAAAGCTGCTATACAAGGAAGGCATCTCTACCTCCCTCGTTTGTTTAACTACCAGCCAGTGGGCGTTGCGTAGAGTGCTTCCCAGAACAGTACATCTCCGTTTGAACCGAGTACGCCTGAACCGAGTAATAATCCTTCGAAACCGATATCCAATTGAAGACCAGCAGGAGATCCAGGAGTGATTACCTGACCGTTTACTGAGTTCAAAATTGGAGCTGTAGGAGGATAAGAAATCACATCCAACTCGGCATTAGGTGAGGTAGTGAATGTACCAAATGCGGTGGTGTCTACAGGATTACCAAAAGTGTCGTACAAGTTAAATGTCTGACTTCCTGTGGAACCTGAAATTCCTGCGACGATATAACGGTTTGTGTTTACCTGCGTCATTCCATTAACACCTGAGATAGTCACTGTCATACCATTCGTCAGAACCATTGAGTTGGCCGGATCTACTGGGTTGACTGTAACGACACCAGGATTCGCCTTAGAAATACCTGTGACTGTATAAATAGTGTTCTGCCAGTCCGCACCCAAGATAACAGGAGTAACCCCATTGCTTGTGATCTTCGAAACTGCACCGACACCTGCTGTATAGGTTGTAATTATCGCAGAAGCATTCGGAAACACTCTAAGCCAGTAAGCCTCGCCAACACCTGATAAAGTGGAAGCGAAAAGTACTGTCTTGTTATAGATTCGGAATACATCTGGAACAAAACCTAATGCTAAATTCACACCGCTGCTGATTAAGGCAGTAGTGGAGTTAATTGTACCTGTTCTGTATTGCATATTACTTTCTCCTAGTGGTTATAAGCGTTGAGTTGACAAGAGGCGTGTGATCCAATTGTCATTAAGGAGACGAGTAGCAAATGGATACTTGTAACCTACTGAACCTCTTTGGTTTAATGGGTCGGATGTACCGCTAGAACCAAGTGGTTTAACGATAAATTCAGCTTCTTTGCTTCCTAACTTCACAACACCATATGCTTCTTGACCTAGGATGATGTTTGACCAAACTGGGATCGCAGCACCATTATTGAAGCCATTAGTAGATAACAACCCATTCTGTTACTTCAGTCCTACTAGACCTACTGACCATTTCTGGCGGAGCAATCTCTTCGGATCACTCTCACTACCTTTATCTATTCGTAGTGTTCAGACTATCGCTTCCTCTTTCGAGGTCTTCTCACTTAGTCGTTCACGGTGGTATTTCTACCTTCCGCCTTGTTTTCCTTCTACTTACGCAGCAAGGAGGTCCAAGTCAATCAGAGAAGATTTTAGTACACCCGATGTTAAGCGTACGTTATTGGTGGACCCCCATTCTGCCTCTAGAGCATCAAGTGGATTAGGATAGTTAGCCGAAGACAAGAAGTCCGCGCAAGCCTCAAGGTCGACCTGTAAAGTGACATCCATGAAGCCCCAGAATGAACTACGGACTGGACTAGTTGCAAAACGGTTTTCTCCCATAATTGGCTTCGTCATTAATCGCGCGTTCCCTAGTCTTAGAGCACGTACAGCAGTTTTAATATCGGCTGTGGTGACTTCTGTAGGTGTCTGTCCATTACCACCCTGTGAGCATAGTATAGAACTCGCAGTTGCCACCATCATGTTCCTGATTAGTGTGTCGATAGTTAAGCCTAACTGAAGCGAAAGTACTCTTGTAGCTTCGTTAAGAACCCTATCCTGCACTGTGAATTGAACTTGATCGGTAATAGTGACGAAGTTTCCGTACCACTTGATCTGTGTCGAGAAGTCAGTAACAGCCAAACTATCTCCAGGAGGTGTTGTGCCATCTGTAATAGGTACTGTAGCTGCCGAAAGTGTTGAATAACGTCTGAAGACCATCTGATCGCCAGAGTTAAGAGGAATTGTTCGCTTTTGGGCAAACATGTCATAAATGTAATAAGGCCTTGCCAGTGTAAGTAGAAGTCTATCGAAATATGTACGTACTTCTGGAGGCACTTGTGCGGTTGTTGTAATTGGCATATCTTCCCTTCATGGGTTTAGATATTCGCCAGATTCTTCCCTGCAATCTTCATAAAGTCTTCATCAGACATACTTGCGTAATAATCAGCCGAGCTCAACGTACCATTTCCACCTACCGAGTTAATCGTCTGTGGTTTCTGTGCGTTTGCGATAGCTCTCTGGGCATTCTCGTTGTAAGAGGGTTGTTGTGTTGCTCCAGGTTGGCTCTTCGAATTTAACTCAGCTAATAAGTAAGCAGCTTCATATGGATTACTAGAGTTCTTAATCATCTCTGCGAATATCGGATTTTTACTTGTTAGTTGCGGTACGTGCTGAGTAACTAAATTGTTCCAGTCCGAGTGCTGCGATTTAGTTTGAACTGCTGACAACTGATCCCTAAACTCCTCTCGAAGTCTTTGGTTCTCATTGCGCATAGTTTCAAACGCTTGCTTCACATTGCCCGAATCGCCCCAGTCTGACTCATCCCACTTGCTCATAGGATCGTCTTGCCGTTGCGGTGCTGGAGTAGGAGCTTTTGAATAGGCTTCTGCTTGGCCTTTCCAATATTCTCTCTCTTCCTTCATCTTGCTCACTTCACCACGTAGTGCCTCGAAGTTCATTTCCTTCTGAGACATCTGACCTTGACCGGCGACTTCAAAGTTCTGTTTTACGCCCATATCTAACGGATCACCGACGGCATGACCCACATTTACGTCTGAGTATGAGTTGTATTTAGGTGCTACTTGCGCTACATCAGGGAACAACTCACTTCCTGGTCGCGACATATCTAATTCGTCCATTCACATTTCCTTCGATCTCGGCGACAGATCTAGTTACGCCCGTTTTAAAATAATTACTTGACACTTTGGACAAAATTTTTTAGGCAAGCAATATCGACCCTGATTTCTGAGCCGCTTGTCCTACCGTAATAATCACATCTTCCTTGCGTTTCGACAGCTCCATCTCACTAAGAGGAATGTCGTACGGAAGACTTAAATCAATCTCTACTTCTAATCTTTTGTCGGCAGAGTTCCACTTAAAGACCATAACTCCTAGCATTGCCTGCGGAGGTCTCTTTGCAATGACTTCCCACCCCATAACCAAAGCATTCGCCTGATTCACGTGTGGTTTTGCTGCAAACAGTACCCAAAAGTCGCCTTCTAGCTTTTCTGCATACTTCTCGGCTAAACGGTTAGCATCGGTCCAACAGTCTCGCGCCATTGGTTCCCTCGTCTCGCCCATCTCCTGCATATTAGAGTTGCGTGTTTGACCTATTAGTGTTGTCTGCATATATCACTTAAGCCCAAGGGTAATCTCGAAACTGAGAGTGCGCCATACTGTTGCTCTTTTCACAGCCGCGTTTACCAGCCAGTCCATAAGCTTCATCCATAGCTTCATTCTTCATTTCCATGACCGCATTCCAATTCATCGCTACGCTATCCGGTGTTGTCTCTGATTGATGACTCACCATAGGGCTGCGCTCATTGTCATGCTCCATGCTTTCGAATCCACCTTGTCTACCTGAAGGATTCTCTTTCATGTTATTCTCCTTTTGTTACTTACTAGGTTTCATTTTTGGATTCCTAGCCTTCTTTAACCTCTTCGTAATACTAGAGGGTGTGTGTGCATGCTCTGCTTTCTTCAACAGACTGCGTGCTTTTTCTAATGCGCTTTTCTTTATCATCTCTAAAACTCTATCGTGATATCAATTGTTCGCAATACCTCATCACTATTATTCTTAGTAAGTTTTGGATATTGTCTGAACTTTATTTTTCCGTCTTTTTTATCAATTAAACTATCAAAATCTCTGTCGCAAACTTCTTGAATAAGATAAGTAAATAATTTAATTAGTTTATTCTTATCCATAACCTCTTCCTTCTGTCCCATACTTTGCACTCGGAAGTAACGTGTTTTGCAACTCTCTTGGATTCTCATACACTGCTTTACCAGGCTTCACACCTTGCCACTCTTCCCAATACTCATGCTGCTGTCTCTCGGCATTAAGTGCTCGCTGTATTTCCGTAGTTTTCGATGATTCTTTCGATCCATTGTCTATTGTATGTCCAGTAGATCTTGTTCCCGATGATAATTGCTCCTTCGCCCAAGGTCCTGGAAGTGGATGGAATTGCGGATTGTAACTGTTCGACTGGCCCGGCTGTGGCTTCAATGTGTTCATCGGTGCATTGCCTTTTACCATTAGAAACACCTTGTTCGTTCATTTGTTTCCTTGAATTTCACCTTCATATACTCATAAAACATCTTCATAAGTTTCTTAAGTTCAATCACTGCTGTATGAACTTCTGCTTCTGGTCGCAAATACCTATCCATTACTTCAAATTGTTTCTCTAACTCTTTGTCCATTAAAACGATCCTTTACCTAATGCGGAACTTCCATCATTGTGTCCATGCTCGTAAATGTATGTCTGCTCGTGTCTCTTTCGTTCGTCTTCCTGCATCGTTTGTAAGTCGCTCATTGGTCTATTGGATTGTCCTTGGATTAGCGGTTGTATAGCTGGTCCTGGTAGTTTTGCCTTTGTCTCCGGCCCGACCACTGATTGAAAACCGCCTTCTCCTTGGAACATACTTGCTGTCATTATGGCATCCCTGAAAACTGTATTCCTTTGCAATAATCAATCTCCTGTCCTGCAATCTGGGTGTATCGCCGCGCACTCCACATAGAAGTTTCATCTCTTTCCAGATACTCTCTTGCATGCGGTTGCATCCCTACTGTATCTAACTGCATCGTCCAACTCGGCTCTAGTTCTCCAGTTTCGTATTTGTCTAGCCTTCGAGTAGGTTCATGTGCTATAAAATCATTGGCGTGACTTCTATTAGCATCTCGCATTCCTACACTCTCTTCTGCTTTAGACATGCGAAACTCTTTTTCAGTTGTCTCGTAGTCACCCTTCCATCTCTGATTCTTCATTGCTACCTCTTGTAATGCTTCGCTAAATCTTGCAGTCTCATCTCTCTGCCTTCTTTGTGTCGCTCCACTTCGTTCATCAACGCTTCATGTACCTCAATCTGTGACACCGGCGTACTGTGCTCTGCTCTATTGCCGCTCCGCTTCTGTATGTTGTGCTGTAGGTCTTTCCCTGCGACTCTCATGTCTGAATCCCCTGCACCCATCTGTCCTATTCCGTCTTGCATGGCGGTTTCTTTCCCCACTTTCGATACCCATAAATGCAGATACATATACTAACTAGACAACTGATACCCTGGGCAATTAAACCTCTTTCGATATCCATGCAGCACCAATAACTAAGACAGACTATCTCGATAAGGAAACAAGCTCGGATACCTTTTGCATTAAGAAACTTCCCTGTCTTGCCAAGCATCAACATCGAAGCATCAATCAAATTTGCAGTGAGTCCAAATAAATCCATTACTTTTTCGTCACTGCCGGTTGAGGTACTACTGTATTAGCTGCGTTCAATCTCTGGTTCTCTTCAATACTTAGTATCATATTTAAAATCTTCTCAGCATGTTCAACACCTTTACCATGCAAGTTAGCGTCCATCTCTTCGAATTCCTTGGAGGCACGCACAATATCAAGCACACTTCTAGCTCTCTCTTCTTGCGCAGCAGCGAGTCTTTCTTCTGATAACGCGGCATCGTATTTGATCCTGCTAAGCCGCTCTTCTCCCAGTGCAACATCCCCATAGGCTTTGGCTTCCAAGAGCTTGTTGACTCTCTGTTTGTCTTCCAAGTCCTGCTGCTGTTGCTGTTTTGCTTGCTGTTGCTGTTCTTCGATCTTCTCCATGAACTTCTTGTTGATCGGAAACGGTGACAACTCCCAAAGCATCTCGTCTGGCACTGCAACTCCACCGGCTTTCATTGTCCAAGATTGCAAGAACGCCTGCTGTTTCTGTGTTTCTGTCATCACGGCAGGAACAATATCAACATCGTATTCTAGGAATGTACGGTTGTAAAACTCAGGTGTCGGTTGTTTCTTGATGATTCGTTGCACTTTCTCTGGTGTATAGTTTTGAATCATCTTCAGCACTTTCTTACTTAATAAGTATTGTGCCTCTCGCAGGTTATCGAATATCGGTCCAAGTCCCATCATTCCTAAAGCTTGCTTCATCTGAAATAGCACTGAACTCATTCTGTCGGTATCGTCCACTGTCAATGCATTCAGGTCTACCATGTCACTCATGTCTTTATCAAAACTGTCGGACAGGGCAAATAAACTCTCTGGTATCGAAGGAGCATCTATTCGCTCGGCATCACTTACTTCGTAACCAGGATTGAAGAATATCACTTTACCCTGACCAGATTGAAATAAAGATTTAGGATTAGAAACGGCTCCAGATTTAACTTTCCAACCACTTCCTATTTGAGAATCCACAATATCAAGCAGCTTTGACCGCCTCATATTCAGCTCTTCCTGCGGGTCTCTCAGTAGTCTCACGAGGCCCTGTATCTTCCACTGAAATAAATCGTATGATGGTTCAAATACTGTATAAAAGGGGACGAAAGGGTACTCTTGGATACCCCAGGGGTCTTCTCCACTGTATAGCAACCTATTCTCGACAATCACGTTATATTCGACAGTTTTGTAGTAGCCATCAATCACAGCAAGGTTTGGAAAGAACCTCTGCATTAAAGCAAGTCTCTTCTTGTCGCCCTTCCAAGGTTTCTGTTCCCCTGTCGACTTGTCTATTAACAATGCACCTTTCTTGTATCGCTGCTTCCAGTATTCGTTATATGCTAAAAGTTCCTGCAAACCCCACTGGCGGGCATAAGGTTCATAAGTAAATTTTTCATCGCGGTTACCATACCCCATAGAATCGACTTCACGCTCACACCCAGGAACCATGCTCTTGATTACATCCTTAGCAAGATATTTCCTTCGTGCTACAAAAGTACAGTCTTCAAGGTCCATACGGTAACTAAATGGGTCCCAGATAACGTCATTCCAGTGGTCAAGGTGAAAGCTTATTCTGCCATTTGTATAATCATTTCTATAATCTACCCAAGGAGAAACCCATGCTAAACCAGTACACAGACTAGCTAGAAAGGCTTGACTAATTATTCTATAGCCTTTCGGTTGCATCACATGTCTTAGAAGTTCCGTAAGCTGCTCGGCTGTTTCTTCATTACCTGTTTCGAATGGCAAAACAATACTTGAATTCGCATGCGCCTTTTGGAAACCAGATACCATGTTGATAATCTTGCGGACCTTGTTGAATGTGAAGCTGTTTCGGCGCTCGTCATTTAGGTATCGCATCTGATCCAAAGACCACTGATTACCTAAGTAGAAACCCAAATCCCTATAAGCTTCGGCGTACCATGTATTCAGGAGCATGTAAGCGCGGTTGTAGTCCTGCGTAAAGTCCGAAACAATATCGTAGTCTTGCGCCATGTAACCTACTATTTTTCAAATATTTAATACATATATCTATTTGATTCGGTACATAGTCTTTTCTTTAATTTATAGCAAGAAGAATTTTCAATTTTTAAAATATTTTGACAAGAAGGGAGAAAAGAAGTATTTTGATCGTATAAAAAGGAAAGGGCCACTCCGAAGAATGACCCTACTAATTTGATTAAACCACTTCCCGGGCAGGAGAGGAGGTTTGGTAATCTAGATAACTAACTCATCTCAGATTATCATGATCTCCTTGATTTTGCGCAATACAAATGAAAGGAATTAAACACTTCATGAAGTTTGAAACTCAAAATACACAGCCAACTCACTTTACAAATCACTACATTCATAACATACAACCAAATGATATAGTCTATGAAGAATCCGAAGCTGACTTTATAGAACGCTGTCCCCATGACAAAGAAAATCCCTATGTCGTTATCAATGTTGAAATCCTAAGAAACTCAACTATCTCACCTGCATGTCGCTGGCTCATATGCTATCTTCTTTCAAATGAAAAGGGATGGCGAATCAATAGAAGGCAAGTAGCTAATCACGTAAAAGATTTCTTGGGAAGAGACAGAACAGATCATCTTTTTGAAGAAGCGATTAATGCTGGTTATATGAAAAGAATAGACATATTAGTAAAAAGAAAAAAAGGTGGTGCTCTACGTAGATGTAAATATTATATCTCAGAAATACCAAAATTCAAAAATTCTTTCCAACACACTAGGATTCAGGGGTCAGGCGCCGAGTCCACTGGTAACACGTGTGATAAAGTAATAACAAGTAAAGAAGTATCATCTCCAAGTATTAATATAACTCCTCCTCTTCCTAAGGTTTCTCGAGAAGAAAAGCCTTTACCCAAGAAAGAATCGCTTCGCTCGGAGGAGGAGGAAGTCATCGCGACATATAAAAAACTAGATGAAACGACTCTATCGCCTAATGAAAAGAAACGCATATGCAAGAAATACACAGAGCCGGAAGTAGAGCGAGCTGTTGACATTGCAAAGACTCAGCCTATCAAAAAGACGTATATGGGCCTTCTATTGAATATTTTGGACAATCCGGATCAATGGGAATCTCCTAGTCAGAAAACTCAACCTGGGGCAAAAGAATGCGAAATAGACCTATCCAAAGCAATAAAGTTAGCTAATGAATTTAATGAAAAGATAAAGCAAGTTAAAGAGAATATAATCCAAGTAAAGACTTACACTGATAACAAAATCTTGACAATCGATCTACATAAAGTGGCGGATAAAAATGACAAAACAATAGTTGGGAAGAATAACATGTGCATAATTAATGATGGATATATAAGTACCGTTTCCCTAAAATCTTTTGACTTTGAGCAAGATATCAAGAACGCTATTGCACAATTGGGGTGAAAATAACCTCTCTTGTGAAGTAAAAATAAACATACAACCAATATTATAGGAAACCATGACAAATCCAGACTCCCCATTAGGCGCTAACCGAAACTCAAAACACTCGGCTGCGCAGGGACCTAAACCTTTCGAAGATGAATCCACCATTTTAAAAGACCTTATTTTCTCTTATGTTAATGAAGCTTTGGATGCTAGACTTTCCAGCCCCACTTCTCCTTCATCAAGCCATACTGAGTATCATTCACACCCATGTCAGGCCGAAAGTCTGATTCAGTTATTGCTAAATAGCGAAATGCGTCGGCCCCATGAGACGTATAATCGTGAAAAGGTTTATCCCCATACACGCGAAACTTCTCATTGTAACTCTTCCGATAATTCTCCAGACACTTCAAACCATGCTCACACTTCTTCTCATCAAACCAACACCGACTTAGCAACATACGTACAGATTCTATACCAGATTCGAGACTTAATCTTGGAGCTACACGAAAATTTAAACCCAACCTTCGAGCAGTCTCAAGTCTTGTCTTCCCTGTTGTCAACTCCCGCGCTTGAATATCGTGTGGTGCTACGTGAAGATCATATACACATCCGCTTTCGCGACGGTAATCATCCAGAACACGTCCATAGTGAGCTAATCCTTCACCGGAATTTTCATAATAGTTGATAAGATGAATTTCCTTCCCTACAAATTGTGCAAACCAAATGGCCGTACTGTCTCCAATCCCAAGGTCCCAGTACGTCCTAACAGGCACAGCAGGATCAAAAGAAACACCCGTAATCTGCTCATTCTTTCTCAACTGCTCTATTTGCCGGCCATAATAGCTTCCTTCCTGTCCCCGATTGAAGTTACAATAGAATTCTTGCTGTATCATATCCTCTGGCATGCCCTTCCTGCGCTCGGTCTCTACTTGGGTATCTGTAAGTACTCCGGTATCCTTGACAGTGAGGATCTCGAAGAACCAGTCGCAAGGATTCCTTCTAGCTATTTCCGCAAGTTCCCAGCCCCAGTTCTTACCGCGTGGTGTATAAATAAAAGCGCACCAACCACCATTAGCTGCGAGAATCGGTTTAATAAAATCGTAGGCAAGTGGGTCCATCAAAGACCACTCACTGAATACGACGCCTCTAGGATTTGTTCCCATAATCGCATCATAACTGTCCGCACCTATAAGCTGTATCAACGACTGACCCTTAGCACCATTGATCCAAATCTTCATCTCTGTGTTATTCGGGTTCCCATCTATGATAGCCTTCGGAATGAAATCTAACATCCTCTTGCCGTCATTAGTCATACCATCCCATATAACTCTCTTACACTGCGCAAATGTAGGAAGAAAATAATAATAAGTTCCCGGCTCTAAGTAGGCCCTCTTAATCATATAGTTCCACATGGTTGTATCTTTACCTCCTCGGCGATGCACAACCCAACAGACGTTCCGGCAGCCGTCATCTAATGCTTGTAAAACTTTTTCTTGATATGGTCGAGGTTCGTAGCCATAGGGAATTGTAATAATAGTCATTGTAAAATCCTTTGTTGAAGAATCTTACCAATAATTAAAATTTGAATTTGACACAAGAAATATAAGAGAGGCCGGAGAGAGAAAAAAGAAAAGGCCAACTACTTAGTAACCTAAAACTAAATAGTCGGCCAAAATTACAAACCTAGGACTGTACGCATGCTCTCTGAAGGAATCGAACCTCCGCAACCTGACTACAAAACAGGAGGTCTACCATTAACCTAAAAGAGCAAATTGCTATGTGGCTCTTTGCCAGACGCTCTTTTGGTACTAGAAACCGCAGAACTTATGGTCACTTCTCCCTTTATGTTAGGGCAATCCGAGATACCTGAAGCAGCATAGCCTACTACATAATGAAGAAGGGTGGATTCGAACCACCGACACTGCATGAAAACGAAACCAGCAATCGGAAATCTCCAATCACTTCGCTCATCGCCCCTCTCCCACTGAGTTACTTCTTCTAAAAATACTGGACTCAGATCCCAACCTACCCTTGCCGGGGACGCTTTGCGACTCTTTCGAGTTTCTGCTTTCGCTTCATCAGGCTAAAATGCAAGGGCTACCCCACAACCTATCCAGCTCGGTGGGCTTGTGCTTCTTTAATAAATAACTTCTTCTTAAAACGACAAGTAAAGCATCGCAGCTTCATTAGGATCCTAACCCACTTGGCTTGTCACGGACGCTGTTTTAACGATTTCTGCGTCAGTAATATCGGGAATTTATGACCTTTCTACCAAGGATTGCCGCCGGAGACAGGATTCGAACCTATGTCTGCTTCCGTGTTAGGGACGCCACTTTAACCACTAAGCTACCCCGGCAATTCAATTAAAAATACCTCGAAGGACAATCTAAATTCTGACAAGCTGTACCAATAGGCCAATAGTTATAGCAGTACGGACACTTCCACTTCTTTTCATACTGCACTTGCTTGGCGCCTCTCATGCACTTCGCAATGCTAGCTTGGTACGTATATAAACCAGTCGAATCCCTGTGCACTGTATTCGTATGCAACCAAGTATTATGACCTAAATGAATATAGAACGAATCTTCTGAACCCTTCATCTCTTCTTCGTCAATATATACCTTGTCATTCGACTTGTCTTCACTACAATTGCAAATACCACAAAAACAAAAACAAAACAACAAATAAGAGAACAAATATTTTAACTTCATAAAAATCTCCATTTAAACAGGCTCCTGAAGGATTTGAACCTCCGCTATCTCACTTAACAGGCGAGTGCTCTACCACTGAGCTAAGGAGCCTAAAGGAAACTTAACGCTTCTCTTTCTTCTCCATTTTCTCGACTTTCTTGTCTTGAACTTTATCAGCTTTTAGCAATGTTTTGGTATCTTTTTCTGCTTTGTTTACATCTTTTTTCACTTTATTAATCAACTTGTCCATGTGGTCTCCTATTTGATTTGTTTCTCTAACTCTTCAATTCTTTGTGTTAATTTAAATATCTCATAAGCAATATCTGCATGGTATTTATCTTGTTCATCGGGCCATTTAAAGTTTCCAATCTTGCCAATTATCCATGACTTATGAAACTTTTCTCTTTCTTCGTTATTTGCCATCCAATCTCTGAAATATTCAATTATACCCATTGTCAATCCTATATTTCAATATTTAATATCTTGTTTACTGGTCTGTAATCTCTATTCATCCGCGAAACATTAAAAGTCCACAGATTACCTTCTTTATGTTCCCCATATGCTTCGTGTATGTGCCCATGAAAATGATATTGCAGTCTCTTCTCTTTAAGATACTCCACCTGATCTCGCAAAGCCTGTGACCCTGCATAATCACCATAGATAGTTTTATCCAACCTCATATAACAAGGGCCATGACTTATAAGAATGTCGGTATCGTAAGGAATTAATGCATATTTTTCTATTAAGTCAAACTCACTACGCAACATAAAAGCAGTACAGTCAGGATTAACACCATGAAACCATTGAGTCCAAGGTGTTCCCCATATCTTAAGTCCTTGATATTCAGTTCCTGAATCGCAAAGATATTCATACGTGCAGCCGGAAGGTCTAAGAAACGAGCTACCTTTAGCAATCCACATATCATGGTTACCACATATCACAATCTTCTTTTTATAATCTAGAGCATCTATCCACTCATTGAAAAGTACATACTCTTGCGGTCTATCCCTGGCAGTTAAATCTCCACCGATGATAAGCAAGTCACCACCAACTAATTTAGGTCTGTCTCCATGAAGGTCACTCACCGCTGTTACTTTCATTCGAATTCGTATCCTTGCATGATGCATTCTTTACAGTTTTTGAGTTCTTCAATCCTTTCGCCTGTCATCGTATTTTCTATTATGAAGTCATGCCACTTCCCACATGTCTCGCATATTCTAGGGTTACTAGGCTGCTGTACGTAGTCAGGATTGATCTTACCTGCCGGAGG